GCTACGCAGAAAAGCGCTGCTGATTACACATCACCTGAAAATAATTATCCTATTAATGAGAATGGAGCATTGATTTTCGCAAACGCCAATTATGGTCATTCTAATCAAATCTATGGCTCTTATCTAACTAATAGATGGTTTGCAAGAGGTGGTGGTAATCAACAGGGCGTTAGGACTAATTGGAAAGAGTTTGCATTTACGGACGACGTCCTCACCAAGACCAACACTTCATCATTCACCCCTACGGGCGATTACCAGCCTGCAACGAAGAAGTATGTGGATGATAAACACATTATGCTTACGATTACAGATGAAGCTCATATACAGTTGATTTCAAATCAAGAAGTTAAAGCAGGAGAAGCCGAATCAAAAATAAATCTTGTATTTGGAAGCATTGATAATTTTAAAAATATTATACAGAGATTATTAAGTGATAATATTTTATTCCTAAAAATTACAGAAAAAGAAATCTTTAAAGTAAGTACGAGTCACACATATTGCAATCCCGATAATGGAGCTTATGAACTTTCGTTTATTTATACTTATACTTCTATTGCCGATGCAAATAATATTAGCTTAGTTACAAAAAGAATTTTTATTGCATTGAATTCAAATGCTACAAATTTTTTCGTAGTAAAAGATATCCTCGTTTCCGACAACCTCACCGAGTACGAGGCTATTGGCTCTAAGGATGCCAATACAGCATATTGTGTAACCGATTAAAACAACAATTATGAGTAACGAAAACAGTAATCTTAGAGTTGGCTCGGCTGGAGCTGGGCTGTTTGTGGGTAGTAGTCAAATCATGGCTGGGGGAGTAGCAAATTTACTAAAGGAGATTACCATTGCACCGGATTTTAATGCATCCAATACAACAAGCGTATTAGTTGCTAACCTTAGCAGCAAAGAGTTGACTTTAACAAGGAATGATGATGTTACTATCATTCCCAAACAGCACATCGAGTGGTATTCATACAGCGGAAACACGCATGTAAAATTACAGTCCAATGAGGATATTTATATTTTAACAATACTTCATATGGGAGAGACAACAAGCTATGATAAAAAAATAGGAACTAATCTTATTGACATAAATATGCCTATGAATATAGGATTTTATCCAGCCTTTATAATATTTGACAAAATATGATGAAACTAATCTTTTTAAACAGCCGGCTCGCCAAACTGATACTCTTTGGCGGCTACACAACAATCATGCTCTTCGGCTTCATCCTTACGAAGCTGAAAGAGTTGTCCGAAACAATCATACGCCATGAACGGACACATCAGAAACAGTTCTTCGAGTGTATGGAGATAGCG